GCAGTACGCGAACCAGTGGTGAACTGCTTGATCGACTGAGACATATTGATTTCGTCGAAACCAAGTACGCCCATGCCCATCATGCCGTTCTTGAACTGCTTGCTGATGGTGTCTGTCGGATTGAACAGACCCTTCATGCCTTCAACCAGACCAGCGTTGGCAGCCGGGTTAACGGTTGCGTAGCGGGGCGACATAACAGCAGCGTTTTCGTTCAGCTTCTGCTGGGCCTGAAGCAGAACCAGCGAAGTAGCAGGCGTAGTGCCCGGCGTACCAACGGAGTTACCGATGGTCTTGAACGCATTGGCAACGTCGCTGTCGATGCTGGCGGCAAGCTGCGAAATACGCGGCTTGAGAACGCGGTCAGCAAAGTCGTCCAACTGCATGGTCAGTTCGGCAGTCGTGAAGTTCACGCCGATGTGCTTCTGCGAAGACACAGCCAAAGTCGTGTACTGTTCGTTGTCGTCCTGAACCTGAAGGGCAGCGCCATCAGTGACGAGAGCGCGGTCTGGCAGACGGATGCGGAGGGTCGAACCGATCTTAGCACCTTCAACAGCGAAGCTGTCGTCGTACTGGCGGTTCACGTTGCGGGTCAAAACAAGATTATTCTCAAGGATTTCCAAAGCCTTGCGAGTAATCATGTCAATAGTCAGAATTGAGTTAGACATGGTTAAAATCCCAAATTAACGGTTGCGTTGTGCCTCTAGCTTCTTGATCTGCCGCATCCGTTCTGCTGCGATCCAATCTGAGGTTGACATAGATTTTACACTACGCGGGTCAGTCGTATCAAAAGCAGGCGCACCAGTGGTGCGGGCTGTGACAGGTGCAATCGGAGCCGGGGCGGTCGAAGTTTTCTTAACCGGCGGGTTTGAGGTCAAAGCGGCCTCAAGTTTTCCGATCTCTTTTGCCTGCAAGATAGCTGGCAACTGGGCAATGCGACTAGCTTCCTTGGGGTTGGAACCGAGCCAATAGATGACATCAGGACCAATATCCGAGGCTTGAATAGTCTGAGCCATTACTTCCGTTACGGCGAGGTTAGGGTTGTAAGCAACCTGATCGAAATCGTCGTACTTAGACCTAACGTCTTCTTCGCGGTCGTAATAGGCTTCGGCAATCGCGGCTTGCTGCTTCGCGGCTTCCCGCTGGGCAATCAGTTGTTCGGCATAAGCCTCAATACTGGCAGGGTTTGCCGGGTCCACATATTCAGGAACTTCCTGCTGCTGTGTAGCCGGGTTACGCTGCGCTTGCTCACGTTCCCATTTGCGTTGTTCTCTTGCGAGGCGCTTGCCGACGATAGCGTCCAATTCTTCCTGTGTGAAAGTCTTGGATGCCTCTTGTTCAGCAGGCGTTTCCGGCGTTTCGTTTTCTACAGGCTCGATTGCTGCCGTGGCTTCGAGTTCTGGCGCGGGCACTTCCGCTTCAAGTGGGACTGTTTCGTCCATGTTTAACTCCTAAGAGTTCCCGGTGAGCCTCGCCGGTACGGTTGTTACTCAGGCTGAAAGGTTAGCAACCTTATCCTGAAATGCCTTAATGCGTGCTTCAAGAGCAGCGGTGTCGGTGTCCAGCTTGGCGCTGCGGTCTGCTAGTTCAGCAGTCAGCTTGGCTTGCCCAGCTTCGAGAGTTTCGCAAGCCCTCAAGCGCACGGCCAGATCAGCTTCGACGGTCTTGACCTTATCGGCCAGCGCGGCTTCAGCCGATGCAACCGCAGCCTCACGCGCAGTAACTGCTGTTTCGCGGTCTTTGGCGCGGGTGATAATCTCGCCAGCATCAGCCTTGGCATTGGTCGATACGTTCTTGGCATCAGCCAATTCCTTGGCAGCCGCAGCGCGGTCATCGACAGCCTGCTTCGCAGCGTCAAGTGAGCCTTGACGGATAGCCAATTCGTCGCGGATAGCGATCAGTTGCAGCAAGTCCTTAGAAAGCTGCTTGGTGATGTACTCAACCGGGTCAATATTGGCCGGGGCGTCATTGGCGACGATCATATCAGCGGTCCTTATGCGTAGTAGCTGATGTTGACTTTGGCAGAAGCCGTCTGTTCGATGAACTTGATCTTTTTCAGATCGCCGTCATACTGAAGCGTTACACCAGCAGCCAGCGGCATACCAACAGTAGCCGAAGGGTTGGTGCCATCGTCGCGCCACCGCACGCCCTGTGTTTCAGGCGTAATGAGCGCGATCACAGGCATACACTTCAAGCCAGTGGTCGGATCAATTTCTGGAACGGTCAAACCTTGCGCCGAACTAAGCGATGTAATCTGCTGGTAGCCCAAGCAGCTAGTAATCGCCTTCAGATTGATAGCCATTAAATTCTCCTGCGCTCGGTGAACGAACGTATCCAGATAAAATAGTTTATAGCCGTAAGAGGCGTTGGCGCACTACCAACGGTTATGTTTACGGCTTCACCCGTGACAGAATATACCCCGTTCTGGGCAGAAAGCAAGCGTCCAAATGAAATGGTAATATCTTGCCCATTGACTGCATAACTACCAGTGCTGGCATTAATTACGCGGCCTTTAGTCAATGTAGCTGATTGGCCTGTGACTGCGTAGCTACCGGCACTAGCAGTAATCAGCTTACTGCGAGTTATTATCGACGATTGGCCGGTGACTGTGTAGCTACCGTAGCTGGCGGCTATCAATTTGCTACGGGCTAGTGTGGCTGACTGGCCTGTGACCGCGTAGCTGCCGTAGTTAGCGGTAATCAGTTTGCTGCGCTGAATTGTAATGGTTTGGCCGCTAACAGCGTATGTGCCATAGTTGGCAGTTATCAGTTTGGTGCGTTGAAGGACCGCTGATTGGCCTGTAATTGAATAGCTACCGGCATTTGCAGTAATTAGCTTATCGCGCAATATTGTAATTGTCTGGCCGGTAATGGTGTAAGAGCCATTAAGGGCTGTTATTGTATATGTGCCAGCACTAAATACCCAGCCAGTGTTGTTACTAACATTAACATTGCCATTCGCAGTTAATGCGTTCCATGTAGCGCCTCCTGTAGCCGCGCTGTCTTGAATGGAGCAGTAGCTAACGCTAACCGTACCGCTAGATTTTGATACCGTAGCCTGCGTACCAGCGGTGCTGCTATTAATTGTTATGAGATTACCAGCAGTTCCGGATAGGCTAAAACTGCTGAAAGTGTTAGTGGTACTGGCCGTAAATGTGATTGTCGCTGGCTGCACAGTGTTAGTTATGTTGGTGAATGTGTTAGACCCGCTAATCGTTAACGCACCCGCGCCGCCTTGGTTTAGGGTGCAGTTGTAGGTCGAACCGCCACCGGTAAATGTTTTAGAGGAAGCCGAAGTTAGCGAAATAGTGCCGGTTCCGGTGCCCGCAGTTGTTGTGAAACCGGTAGGTGCACCATTACTAAATGCGGGTCCAAAGCCAACAATCACCATAGTTCCTGCATTGAATGTCAAGTTTTTGGTTCCCGCGCTCACAGCGTACTGGGTTCCAACAGTTAATGTTTTGCCATTGAGATCAATGGTTCCGTTTACATGGTTAAGATTGCGAGAAGAACCCTGCGTTAACGCATCTTGAAGTTGCCATGTTCCTCCGACACCATTAAAAATCAGAGGAAAGTTTATCGTTTTAGCGTTAGTCGTGATAGTCTTTGTGCCAGATGTTGCAGCGAATGTCATTGAGCCGGTAGTTGACGGTAAGGTCATACCGGTTGATAGTTTTAAGTTTCCATATATTGTCTGTACAATGTTATTTACAGAACCAGAATAACCTGTAAAATCTACATTTCTTTGTGTGCCGCTTGTCCATGTAAGAGTGTAACTGCCTGTTGTGAAATTAAAACTAATTGAATTTGCTTCGGATAAAAATCCGGGGGTGACTGTTGTAGCCGTAGCCGTTGTATTTGATACGTTTACGACCTGAGTACCTGAGGTTGTAAAATTTGTATCAGTATCTGTGTTCCAAACTGTACCTGAGCTTTTAACGGTAATGTTACCTGTGCCAAAAGCAATAGTGCGGGTATTAGCATTATTGCTGGAAAACAGGCCGCAAGTTAGCGTTTTTCCATTCAGGTCCAGCGTGCCATTAGTCAAAGTTACAGTATTAGCAGTGCCAGCGGTCAGCGCATCTTGAAGAGCCCACGACCCAGCAACACCGCTAAATGTGATATTACATGAAAAACTGGTTGCGCCTGACGTGATTGTTTTTGCCGTTGTGGCGTTAAATGTGATAGCCCCTGTGCTGCTCCAAACTGTACCAGAAACAAGCGACATTGATCCGCTAATGGCCAGTGTGGGGGTGGTGCCAGTAGCAAATGTTGGCGTTAGCGCAGAGGTAGTAATGTCAAGGCAGGTTAGAGCGCCCGTCATTGTAACAGTATAGGCCGTGGTGCCGCTGGAGTTGGTATCAAAGAAAACGCTGTCGGAAGCAGTCGGAGCCGAAGCGCCAATTGTAGCAGCTTTTAACGTTTGAGACGCAACGGTTCCTGATAAAGATGTTACCCAACTGTTTCCAGACCCGCTTACGATTGTCCCCATACTGACGTTGGCCGCAGTCCAAACCGTCATCCCTACAACAAGCGCGGGAGAACCTACCGTAGTAAGCGCCGTGCCTGTGCGTGATCCAGTAAAAGACAGTGCGCTGGCCGCAGACCAGTTCGTCGTTACGGTACTCCAAGTGCCAGTGCCACCTACCCAATAGCGGTTTGCCACGGCTTATGCCTCCGGCTGTGGGGCTTCGATCAACGTGATCCAGTTGGTTAGGCGGCGTTGCTTTTCGGCTTCGATCTCATTGTCAGACATGGGCGTGTCATCAGGAAACCAGATTGCGTCAGCAAACTTGCCGTATTTGGTTTCAAATTCAAAATCGACCTTAGCCATACGTTAAGTCGCCTGAAATACGCCGTTCGTAGCGTCGAGCGTGACTGTGACTGTTTCACCAGCAGCAACAACTTGGCTGCTGCCGTAATCCCAATACGCTACTGGCGTACTGGTGGTGCTATCCCACAAGATTGCGTAGCGGAACGTAAAGCCCGCGCCCGTAGCCGTCCATGCTGTCGGGCTTGCAAGAACCAACTTATATGTGCCAGCCGTTTGAGTGGCTGTCGTAGTGGTGGCTGCGTTGCCGCCAGCCGTGTAGCCACCGCCAGTTGCAAGGTCAGTCGTACCCGCAGTAAACGTCGTATCAGCCGCGTTGACAGTGGCGGCAAGGGCGACCTTCCAGCTATCCGTACCCGCGTTCATGCCTTCGAGCATAGGCTCAATGGCAGCAGTGTACTTAACGTAAGTTGCGGTAGGCATGGATCACCTCAAGCCAAAAAGCGGAGTTTGTAGAGCGTAGACAGGTACTGCCCCACAATCTCGTCGATGATGTTGTGCAGCGGCGTGCAATCCTTATCGACTACCGTATAGCGCACTTTTTCGATTTCGTCAGCCTGATCTTGCAGGAACTCGACAATGTTGGTCGTCTTCTTAGCCGACATCAGCGCGATAGGCCCGATCAGGCCGTACTTGCCCTGATAGGCTTCAGCAAACTTGTCCGCCAACTCTACGATATTTTCGTAAAACTCATTCAGGGCAACGTGCTTGGCGTAGCTGCGCGTATTGAGATGCACCGAATGTGCAACGTCGCGGGCTAGAAACAGGTTGCCTACAAATTCAGCGGCTTTCATTGGGGCTGTCCTTCAGGGGGCATAGGGGCTTGCTGTGGGGGTTCAGGTGCTTCGCCGGGCTGTTCAGGCTGGCCGGGGGCTTCTGGTGCCTCACTGGGCTGCTCCATGCCAAAATTGCCTTGTTGCGGCTGGCTGGGCGGTACAAGGTCGCCCATATCCATAGCCGCGTGCATGGTGCCCATGACAATATCCTGAATTTGCTCAGGCGTCATGCTGTTCTGAACGGCTGCGATGCGCTTGGTTTCAGCGTCGTAGGCCCGAATTTCAGCCTCGAACGACTTGATTGACACTTCCTGCTGCGCCACCGAGTCCTTGATATGTTCAAGGATGCTGGCCGACTGATGCAGTTCTTGCGACAGAGCCTGAATTTGCTGCTCTGCGGCTGCAAGTTCGGGTGACTTATCGCCGCCCTGAAGCACCTTGGGGTCAAGGATTTTCTTAAAGCGGTCAGCCATTTCCTGAGCGCCCGGCCAATCCATGTTCTTGATGAACAAGTCGCCAGCCACAGCCCAAAGCTGCGGGTTGGACTGTAGGATGGTAGACATAGCGTCAAGTGCCTCTTGACGCTTGGTCATGTAGCCGGGTCCAGTCGTGACCATAACGTCGTATGTGCCGACGTTGGGGTTATAGATTTTCTCTATAATCCCTCCGTTTTGATCTTTGATCGTATTAACTGGTTGCGGCTGGTCAGGGTTGATTTTGACCATACCCACTTCGCCGTCCAGCCCGATGATGCGGGCGATGCGCTGCGTGTCGTAAATCTTGGGGATCATATCGACAAGCTGGCGGGTTATATGGCGGATAGCGCGGGCCAGATTGTCAACGTAGTGGTATGTGCCAACGTCACCCTGCTTTTCGCGGGCTGTGATGGCCTTACCAGAGCGTTCGTTACCCTGCATACCCAGCGAGGCATTATACTGCCCTGTGGCGCTCTTGATGTCTTCGTCAGCGCCCATCTTGGCTTGTATGAGGCCAGTCTGCGGCAGCGGCGGCGGCGCACGCTGTGGCAGCGGCAGAACACCGCCCATGCCGTCTGTAACGTCAGGGTTGACTTCCAAATACGGCCAGTTGGTCGTGTTGGCGGTCTTCCACTGGGTTTCGTAGCCTTCGAACTGACCGCCGTAGCCAATGAACGGAGCCTTGGGGGCCAGCGCCAGCATTTCTGCTTCTTGGCTGGTCCAGTAGTTGTACATACGCTGGGCGTCCTTGGCGTTACGCACAAGGCCAGATACATAGATTTGCCCGCTGACTTCAAACTCGTTGCCCACGACGCGGACCACTGGGATGTATTTGCCCGGCCACTCGCGTTCGTCCAGAACGTCAAAGCCATTGGTCTTCATCCACATGACTTGCTTACGGTCAACGCGGCGGCTCTTGAC